ACAAGTAAACCGTCCAGTCAGTAATTGGTCTATCGACAACATTTCGCATAAACCAGTACCATTCACCTTTGATATTGTCGGCAAGCATAGCTAACTCGGCGAGCTGTACACCGTCGTTAGGCTGGTGGGTACTCAGAAACTTTGTGCCAATATCTTCCACAAAATGGTAGCCTCGTGGTAACCAAGACGAATCGTCAGCGCTAATATGGCGCTGACGATACCGCTCATATTCGCTTTTGCTGCCGTCTATCATCTACGCCCGCGGAGCAGAGTCATCTCCGCCAAGCGTTGCCAGTTTGATCCACGGCGCAGCGTGGCTAGGTGGTGGACCTTGCGTAAACTAAGGTCTCTGAAGTTGTGCGCATTGTCGTGCGTCCACTGAAGAAGTTCTTCACAGATTTCGTCAACATGTGCAGCATCTATGGTGGTCGGCTCAGCAAGCAAAACCTTTTCGACCATCTTAAGGTCACGGCACACATAGTCGATGCGAACGAGCTTCTCGTTTGTAGTATCGAGCATTAGGTCGAGATACAAGCAACGGTCCAGGATAGCTTCAATATGTGGCGCTATCTTGTTCTGGCTTTTTGCTAGCAGTTCAAAGTTGGTATTGGTTATGAAGATTATGCTTCCTTCAAACACAAAATGTTGTGGGATGCCATCGCGACGTTCGCCAGACACGGTCCACATAATGTTGCGTGTTGTGGTGGTGTCCAGCGCGCTTTTAAGCATGCTAATAGACGTCTCGTCGCCGAGCACGCTGTCTGAGTCGTCGAATATGAGAATCTCGTTCGGACGCCTGTTGTTATACAGCAAGTTGTACAACCCACTTGCCGTAAGGTGCCCTTTCTGGATGAAATAGCTGTAAACCTGGGGGATCTCAACGCCAGTCGTTGGATCAACGGCTACGTGGCTGCCACTATAGCCAACCGGCTCATCCAGTTCCTCGCCGTCAGTGTCACCGGTGTCACCGTTGCTGAGTTCTTCCTGTTCTTTGAGGAATTTGAACTTGTTGAAAGCGTTGACCCGGATCATCGACTCTTCAACTTCGTGGCTTTTGCCGACGCCCGGGCTGCCATACACTACAAGTCCGCGCAACGTGCCACGTGCTACCTCGACAGATAGCTGTGACAGAGCGGCGAACCGCTCGATCATTCGATCGCGTATAACCTCTACTGGCTCCTCGTCGCGCAGCCGCCACTCGTCGCTAAATGTGGACACAAGCATGCTAGCTGGCCGCGCACTGTGCCCCTGCAGGGTAACTGCCGCTGGATCAGTGATCGGCTCACCGTCCTCGCTCATAGTGTGGCTTGCATGCGGCGTCGCCGAAAACGACACGTCGTCTTCGGAGTCCACCATAACCCGGAAATTGCGCTGGGGGAAGGTGTGCAGACCTTCGCCGTTTACCATAATAAAGAGCCCGGTGGTCGCACCGCGTTTGAGGCTGTGCACGCACGGAAACTCAATATTGGTTAGCACGCGTCCAGCGCCGCGTCCTTTGCGCACAAGAACATACATGTTTGTGTGGACCTCTCTTGTACAGATGTTGGGACTGTTGGGCGAGCGTTTTTTGCGTTAACTTTTTGTGCGTGTTAACGTGCTAAACATAGCATGCACCAAGCGCGTGTCAACAGGAGAATCGTCGGATGTGTGACAAATAGGATCAATCAGGAACGGTTCAGGACTGGTATAATCCTGGTTGACACCGTTCCTATCTGTGCTAAAACATTGAATTGTAAGGCGAACTATAGCTGAGCCTACCCGGTTTGGTTACCGTGCTCAAAGGCACAGGATGGACTTGACAGCCGATTCTGATGGAACTACTCGTATGCAGGCGTATCAAAGGTTAAGGATTAAGCCAAGCAAAGCCGCTGGATTAACGCTGTTGAAGCTTGTGCAACAACACCTTAGGCCGCAAGACGGCTGGGTGTGCAAGAGGTTACATAATATGTCTGTAGAAATGCAAGGACCTGACTATGCAAGGGTCGCGTGCTGGTTTGATGGCGGCGGTAACTTTAGGATGCGCGCTATTGAAGATCGGCCTGCTTAACACGTTGCAGCGCTCACAGCATCGTCCGAGTGAGTTTCCGTAGCTATCTGCAAGCAGGACCATCACCCACACCCGGACGCTTGTTGGATGTGCATTTTATGCTTAAAAGTGTGGCGTTTAATTCAGATCCATCTCCGTGTCCTCCATGCCAGCTATCTTCAACTTAACGATCGAAGTGAGCTGCCAATGTTTGGTTTCCAGTCCTTTCACTATGCCGAGAAATTGATTTCGCGTAAGGGCTACACGGTTAATCAAATGCTCCAGATCGGTGACGTCTCTATCAGCGTCGGTGTATTTGTCTGCCTCACGTGCGGTTAAGGCTTTGTTATAAGCCTCAAAATAGCGCTTAAAGACTTTGCCTCTGATCGCCTTCAGCTTTATTGTAAGATGTTGTAGAAGCGCCTCGAGTTCTTGCAGCTGACCATAACGGTAGGCGAGAAGGCCTGGCAATTCGGCACCTTCACGCGACAGCATGCCAGAAATTTTTAATTCTTTTTGAGCTTGGTGATATTCACCTTCAAAATAATGAAGGCAATCAATTAATGGAGACAGGTCGTCTCCATTAAGGCTGATCTTATTATACCATTGGTTCAGCATTGGGCGACACCATTAGCACTCCCAATCGGACTCTTCTGCACCTTCCTCATCGTCTCGCAAAACCTCCAATGCGTTATCAAGGTATTCATCTTCGCCTTCAATATCGGTTGCGTCAATATCGAACCCATATTCTTCGAACGCCTTTAGCAGTGTCAGCGCGGAATCGTCTCGTCGTGCAACTGGAATAATATCACGGAAGTTGTGCCAAATTTCAAGCAGCAATTTTGCTTCATTGTCCATTATTGAATCTGCCTTTAGAAAAACTGCATTACTTATTCTGATTCAGATAAAACTTCGGCGTCTTCTGTAAGATCGTCGTCAATACTGGAGGGCGGTGTTTGTTGCTTTCGTTTTTCTATTTGGTGTACGAATTCGTTCATTACCTTGTCCAGAAGCTCTGGAGTGATATTCTTACGGAGTTGTTTATAACTTTTGCCGTCCACTGCGTCGTAACGGAGGCTGTGTCCGTCCTTTACAAATAGTCCCTTTTGCTCCAATAGTTCGATGAGGCCACTATATGGATCCATACCCCTATCCCAAGGAATCTTAATTTCAATCTGCTCAAATGGCTTATTGTAGCGGGTTTTGACACATTTGCATTGCGCTAATATGCCACGAATGTCTTTAACTGGATTGCCTTCTTCGTCTTCCTTTAGCTTCTTCTTACGCATTGCAACCACAATGCTGCTAGCGTAAATAAATCCACTACCACCCTGGATTTTTGGCTCGGGGTCGTATAGGTCCTGACTGGCGTATGTATGGTTGGTAGCTACCAATCCTATGTCCAAGTCACCGAACATATTGATGCAATTCCGCACCAACGCGTTTAACGACTTTGGCTTTCTTCCCATGTCACCTTTGAGCTCTCCAGAGCCAAACTGGCCGACATCGGTTGGCGTGAGCAGCATCCCAAGACTGTCAATGACAAATAGAACCTTCGGCCGTTCGTCGCGGGAGACTTTTTCGTATTGTTGCCTGTAGCCTTTGACAAAATCATAAATCAATTTCGCGACATCATCAATCATTGTGACGCCGACCTTTAATAACTTGCTCTCGCTGGTATCGACACCGAGATCTTCGAGCCATTTCGAATCAAGAGCGTTTTCTGAATCCAACAGCACAACAAAATGTCCCGCTTTTTGCGCATTTGCTGCAATGTTACCACTGGCGAGGAAGCTCTTGCCAGAATTGTGTGAACTAAAGCCGTCTCCCCAGTACCGGTGGTTAGGATGGTCGACTTCAAAGTCAAAGCACTCAGTTGGATCGAGATCCTCTCGAGAAATTACTTCGGATGGTCCCTTAATCGTCAAAAGACAATCACCCTTCTTTACCTCACATGCTAGGCGCCAGTCGCGTCCACCATTGGTTGGCGACTCCAAAAGGTGAGTGAACGCACATTCTGTTTGCAAACCATTTGCCGTTGCAATCTTAACAAGTGGCAGCTCTCCTTTATCCCACCACCTCGTTATCCGCTGCCAGCCATCCGGAGTATCAATTTCAATATCATATCCTCCGTTAAGATATAGTTCGCGCAATTCGCCAACGGTGGATTCGGATTCAACAAAATCATCCATTTCTTGCGTCCTTTAAAAAATTTGCTAATGTCAATGCTACTTGTCGAGGATCTTCTCTAAACTCGCGTTCCCATATTATATGAACAGCCTTTACATTTACATTGTTGAAGAGTGCTTTTATCCTCTGTCTATCGCTCTGCCACCGATATAACACTGGTTTTTTGTGGACTATAGAGTCATTGGTATAAAGTGTGGGGTTACAATGCCAATAATCACCGAAGAATTCTACAACGGTGTCGCTCAAGCTGTCATAAAAATCAACACGGTGCGACCCAATTTGCTTTTCGTAGTTAAGCCTAGCGTAAAACAGAAAATCCGGACCGATGATCTCGGCGACCATGTCAAATAGCTTCTGTGAAACCTTTGATATTGATGAGGCAGTTTGGTGGTATCTCTTTAGCTGAGCTCGTGCTTCATCTTCGGACATTCCGCGCGCCATGTAGCTTTCAATCGAATGCCCTCTCTTGAGGCGAATTAATTTTTGCTGGTCCAGAGACTTAGTAGAAATATCGCTTCTAGCCTGCTGGATCTGGCTTATTTTTAAATCAGCTTCTTCCACTGACAGCCCTTTCCTCAGCCAATATGGCCTGGTGTTTGTAAAGTGAGCTGTAGTGTGTTGACATTTGGCAGTATGCCTGCGGACTCCCTCCACCTTGCCATAACGTAGAACACTTTCTAGCATGCTGCGTCCGTGGTTCTTCTTTAGTCTTTTAATTCGTCCAGCATAGTTTGTTAGATCATACTTCACAAAGTTGGCTACAGGGAGTTTCCATTCCGCAAGCTCCTCGAACGAATATCGCTCGAATAAGTGCCCCAAACGTTGTTTCTGTAGTTCTGTCAAATGCTCGTATACAATTGAATATTGCTTAAATATATATGAGTTATTGATCCACGACGCAATGAAATTTTCGGTTTTGTGTATACCTAAACGGATAGTGTTACTTCTCTTTTGGTAAATTTGTGTACCTATCTCGTTGCCATATATGTATTGCAGAGATGGTAGAGATTTGGTGTCAATGTTTTTTCCGATGAGCTCGTTCCGAGAACGCAGGGCCTGCAGTAAATCTTGCACGCCTTCCTTGATAGAAAAGGCAATAAACTGGACATCAGGTACCCTAAAAACTTCAGCGGACTCTTGCATTTGTCTAAGCTGTAGAAGTTGTGTGGGCGACAAATCTGTTTCTACTATCCCAGCCAAACGAAAGCCTTTTCGGTCCAAAAACGACAACTTAGGTTTCATAGATTCTCCTGAAAAAAGTATTTATCCTTTCAGGAGAATCAGGTTTAGCTCTTACTTCTTACGAAACCTTATCTTAATTTTTGCATAAGCAGGTTCGCAACCACTTTCACCTGCTAGCATGACAACCTTCCCCATAGGAATGCCTTTGTGGAAGTCTCCACTAATGAGATAGTTTAGCGCATAATTGCCAGTGCTAACCCAAAATTTTGGATCATTAAATCCAACCGAAATGCCTTCAAGATTCTTAGTAATATCTTTTCGGAATTTAGAAAGATCAAGCGGCAACATCCTTAGTCTCCAAATATAAAATAAAAATATCCTGAATCAAAAAGTAAGAGGGCCTTTCGGCCCCCTGTTCTGTTTATTGGGCCATGCCCTGTTTTTCTTTAATACGACGCAAGATTTCCATAGGATCCTGTTTGTTGACCGGGCTTGGTTCCACCTTAGTTGGCTGTGGTTGATTCCGTGCCTGCAACCGTGCCATTACATCGGATGCACTTGGTTCGGGCGCATTAACTTCCTCATCAACAACGGGAGGCATAAACTTAGCTTCAGCGTTTGCTATCTCAGGTGCCAAATCCACCATCTCATTGGGATCGCTGCCCGGCTTTACGAAATCTTTTGGAAAAGGTGTTGCAGCGCTGCGGTTAATCGGCACCACAGTTGCAGGCGGCCGTGTATCGGTTGCAATATTCAAACCGAATGGCTTGAAATATGCTCCCCACCTGTCAGGATCATACGCCTGGTCTTCAACGCTGGCCTGGAACATTTCCTTAATGATTTGAACTTCTTCAGGAGTTGGCTTCTTACCGAGATAATCCTTAAGGTTGAAGAGGCTGTACTTGTTAAGTGCAGCTTGTTCGTCTGGACTCAGCGACCGCGTCTTAAACGACCAATTGCTCGTCGAATAATTGGCGAACTGTCCCTGCGTGGTCTTCGTAAGCTTGAAGTCTCTGCCATTGATGTAGTCAATTGGCAAGTCTTCCATTTCAGGATTCATAAGGCTGGACTTGATAATCTCAAAAATAGGCTTCGTTATGGTGAAACGACGGATAGGATTTTCTGGCGGATCCTTTTCCTCGAACGCGGAATTAACGACAAAGCCTTGGAAAATGTACGTCTTCTTTTTCCAATATCTGCGCGCCAGTTGTTCCAGGCTCGGCTCTTTCCACCAAGGCCTCGTTTCAGCCAAAATTGGACACGTTTCACCAAACATTTCCATGCATGGCACCGACACCATAACCTCGCGGTCGTTGTCGCCCTTTACACCCTGGAAGGGGAGCCTAATTTGCAAGCGTTCAACCCAAAAATATACATTTTCTGGATCGCCGTCAGGCAAGAAGCGGATAATAGAGGATTGATTTTCCGGTGTGTTCCAAAATGGGAATGTTGCATTATCACCACTGGATCTATTTTCGGTCTTGGTTTGCTGTGAAAGGAGTTTTGCGCGAATTTCTGCTAATGTAGCCATTATAATTTCTGCCTTTAAAGTGTTCTAAAGATTTGATATTTTTGTTTTTAAGGATAATTAAAGGGTTATTAGAGCTTCTCCTAACTTCTATGTGTCATAACTTATAGTGGCAGTCAGATGGTAGTCAATATTAGCTGTGCTTGCTTACCTGGAAATAGAAGAGGCAGGAGTTGCCTGCCTCTTCCTATTTAATCTGTGATGAATCTATGTCACCTGCTCGTATAAACTCATTGGTGCGTTCAAGGGATCGGCAAAGATCGACCAGAAGTGCTTCCGAAATACCGATTTCATTTGCGTCCAGACAGTTAAGGTTGAACGTACCGTCGGCATTACGCGTAACAAGCTTGCAGATTTTACCGATTGCTTCAAGAAGCTCCATTGAATCTGACATTATCTAATGCCTGCCAGCGATCGCAGCCGTGCAATTTCAAGTGGTAAAGTGCCATGTGGCTCTGTCATACCACCATGGATGTTCGGCGCCGATATATCTGATCGGAAATCGTGTTGGACATCGCCTGGCACAACGAGGCCAGCTGGTGGCAATTCATCGCTCACTACAACTGCTTCGTCTGCCTTGCCAGAAAACGTATATCCAACCTTCTCCATCGCTGGCTTTACCTGATCGGCAAAGATTTTCTTAGCTGCGACTGTCATTTCATCTGAGTCAAACGGTGCGTTTTCTTCATCCCAGCCACTTGCCAAGTTCCAGAGGTAATGTGCGATTGACTTAATTATGTAGCTTTCCTCATACGGCCCATCGTCCGGGTCGACTTCCTCGCCCCAGTTGAAATCTCTACCATATTGTGCAAAGAATTCGTTTAGATGGAAGTGGTCAACGGCATAATCATACGCCCTCTCGGCAGCTTCATCTGACCAACCGGCTTCAGCGAGCTCCTCGTCTTCTTCTACTGTATCGGTGCCTTTGTCCTCCACCTCATCGACTTTCTCGGCATCCGTGTCCTGGCCTTCCTCAACAGATTCGGACTCATCATCGTCCTCCTCGTCATCGACCTCTTCTGGAATCGGCTCTTCGCTGAGGAATTTGATCGGATCAAAATTTGCGAACCATTCCTCAAGTGACGTTTCTTCTTTCCATTGTGTTGGTGAAACGGTTCCCTCTTCGGCTTTCGCTTCTTCAACTTCTGTTTCAGAGGCGTCCTCGACCCACACGTCTTCCTCTACATCTTCAGACACGCCGTCAACCATCTGGCCAATCTTTTGTGCAATCTGATTTTCAACCGGCGACAGAGCCTCTCCGGCACCAAGTTTCTCATATATTGTGCTGAGGTAATTGTGCAGCATATCATTTTCGAGGCCTGCTTCTGGCTTGAGGATTTGAGCGATTTTGAGCGCCATCATAGCATGTGGATTGGTTGCCTTAGCATTTGGTGGCAAAGGCTCTACGTTGACATGGAGCACTCCAGCAAGCACCTGCTTCAATCCCATTGCAAGCTGGCTAGCTTTACCTTGCACCGCTTTGATATCCTTTGGCGACCAGTCATCACCAACATGTCCCATGTTAGGTGATGTCTTCTGCACCCATTTTTGAGCGTATGCCAGCACCTTGTCAGTTGTCGCTGGTTGTGGTGCGTCCGGCGTCAACTCCATTACACGATATTTCGAATTGGTTAAATCAAGGAAAGACGTGGCAGCGTCGAAGGCTTCAGGCACAAAAAATGCCATGTGCCGATCGTTTCGCTTCCACGCATCGCCTTGTTTGTAGCCATACTCGCTAACCAATGCTTCAGCCAAGTCATCTGCGTTCTCTAGGGCAACGACTCGGCGGAATGTTGGATTCTTATTTTCAATCATATTTCCACCTTTTGTTAAATGAACAAGCGGCACGAGTGATTCTGCCAATGGATGACCATCATCTATGCCCAAGAGATTTCCAAGACGCCTAATTTCAGCACTAGTATCTCGGTCCTCATCCAACTTCCTATCGAAGTCCAAAGTCATAGATTCGATAGGATATATACGCTGCCGTGATAGCCGCACGAATCGACTGCGTATTTCGTAAATCCTCTGCTTGATCTGGCCTTGCAAATTTGCAATATCTTCTGAAACGGCAAGTTTGTTCCGTTTAATATGTTTATTGATATCTGCCAGCTTGGCACTTTCAGTAGCAGCTTCGACTATCCAACTACCAACCTGGTCAAATGGCGACCCGCCTTGGTTAATATGCTGGGTCCAAGCCCTCGCCCCAGATAGATGAACCACTGGAAATCTAAACTTTTCGCCGCGATTGTTTTCAACAAACATGGAATGAATGTTTCGCGAACGCGAACCACGTTTGTCTTCGTTGATCCTAGCCGTGTGCTTAACGATCAAACGACTCTCGCCAAATTTCTGATAGGATGTTTTAATTGTGCCGTAAAGTGGTGAAATTCCTTCACCAAATATTTGGATTACTGTATCGTCATAGCTTAAATGGCAGTGTCGATCTTTAGGATGTATGGGCACTATAGCTCCCTCTGCAACTGGCAAATTAGCATAGGCGAAATCCTTCGGACTAAGTTGCTTATTATATTTCCTTACATTGAAAAGGACATTGAACCGTGTGCTGAGATGTCGCAACGTATTGATGAACCGTTCGAGGTGTTGTACGTCAGCAACGTCACTAAGGAACAGGTTGACTGAACTGTTGGCGCCATCTTCATCGACCGATAACATCATCTTATCAGGTTCGACAAACATGCGGCGGCTAGATTTGGGTTCATACACCCGATTACCGTTATCATCAAATAGCGTCAAAGTCTTGTCAAAACCCTTTAGGATTTGAAACAATTCCTCTGCAAGCTGATCATACATCTGGCTCATAATCTGCCCCTTGATAATGCGATATTTATTAATTGGTTCCAGAAATAGGTTGGTGGTGGCTAAGCTGGATATAGCTTGCTGCAAAAGGAAATTTAATGTAACAGTCCCAACGGGCTATAGAGCAGCATGGAGAGACATGTGGACCGGCCAATTGCTTGCGCGTCCATACTTATAGCCTGCGTTTTGTCAACACCCGTTGCAGCCGAGCAAAATTGGGAGCATGTTTGCGCGCAGGTGGGCCACTTTGCAGGGCTGCTAACAGAAGCGAGGCAGGCAGGTAAAAGCGAGGGTGAAGCTTTAGCGGCTGCCTCAAGTACCGCCACCGAGTTTGTCAGCAATGGCCTAGATAAGGTTTTAGCTGACAAGGTTTACGCGGCCGATGGAATAGATCGCGAACAAAATGTTCAAACTACGTTCGTCGATTGCATGTCTATGTATGACAAAAGCACGGTGGTAAGTGACCTGACGCCTATCTCGGTGCGGACTGGAACCAATAGGGTGCAGCACCTAACTGAAGATGGCAAGGCAGGAACTATTGTCCTGAGGTGGCAGGACGAAGGCAAAGGGCGTGGGCATGATAGGTTCAGCGTCTTCGTCACTGGTGATGGCGACGCTAATGAAAGCGTTAAGTTCTGGCCTGAAACGACTTTTGTTGATGACGACGGCGCTATAACTGACGTTCCAGGCCATGACTATGATATGGTGCGCAGCGTCCGCTTGGCGTCAGCAAATGTCCATGGCGAAGATACGACCGTTATCTTAGTAGCTGATCGTGGTGACAATCCGACTATGCCATCTAAGACAAAGGTTGAGATTTTTCGCCTGCTTAAGGTCGATCTGTGGTACGTGTTTACTACAATCCAACGGCTAACGTTACCGGTGCCGTATTGCAATGCTGACTTAGCCTTGAGCGCTGCTACCGGTCTGCCGCTGCGCGAGTCATACAAAGGACCACGCACGGCTAATGGCTGTAGTCAATAAGGGCGGAACCACGGCGTGGCGTCCCTGCAATTCCGCCCATGTTTGCTATTTCTTCTCGATTGTTACCGGCGCTGTACCCTTCTGTTGCATGCCGATATCACCGGCTGCTTTCTTCGAAAGATCTATCTGCCGATCTTTCCTCGCCGGTCCACGATCAGTTACCTCGACATCAGTCGACTGTCCAGTTTGTTTGTTTGTGACCTTCGCGTGGCTGCCCAATGGCAAATTTGGTGACGCAGCAGTATTTTGATCTGGTTGAACAGGCTTGCCGCTTGCGGTTGTCGAGTGCCCGTTTTGCCCGCCGTTGAAATAAGACGCTGTGCCCTGCTGCGTCTGTCCACCAGCCTGTTGTGCTATTGCGGTGCCTGCTACTGGTAGTGCTACGCACGTTGCCAATAATAATTTATACATGCTAACTCCTCCATTGCCACCACATGACAACGCGGTTAGCAGTAGTGGGTTGCACATGGCCAGTAATTACACGATGAACGGCATTGGCGCAATTTCGACATCATCCAGGTCGACTGCGTCCGATAGCCGATCGTTGACTTCGCTATCCCAATGTGAAATAATCAACAAAATCCTTATGGTCAACAGGGTGGCAGACACCAAATCATCGTGTTTGCCAACACGCGCAGCAAATGATGCAGACGTCTGGACAAAGTTGCGCAGCTCATCAATTAATGGCGCTGAGTAAATTGTCATTCGTCGGCCTTCTAGCAAACTCTTCAACTTCGAGCATGAGGCGAGTTTGGCTTTATGTGTTGTCGTCAAGCCTTTTCGGCCACGTTGGTGTGCCTTGCGCGGCTCACTAACAAAATACCCAGGGAAGTTTTCCTCGCCAGTCTCTGCGATTACCATTAGGGCAGCCTCACCAAGACTGTTATTTTCAACAGTCCAATAGATTTCCGGCTCGTTTTGTTGTGTCGAGTCAGCCTCCATTGTTTGATAGATATAGTAGAGCATTTTGATCAACATCTCAATTTGACCAGGTATTGGTGTCGTTGCTGAACGCCATTCCGCAATCTGGGTCATTGTGATGAGGTCAAATACCTGGATGGCGGCAAAATCTCCACTGCCAGCGCCAATAGATGGATCCAGAGCTACGCCATATATGTTATTGGCCAATGGCTCGTGAAACCACCTTGATTCATCAATTTTGAAGATTTCATCCTGGTGTTTAAGCAGATTGAGAGTAAGCGAATTGATTAAGGAATCAGTCGAAATGTTGAGGAATTCGCAGGCGAATTCTCGCTTAAAGCGATCCTCCCCCAGCTGCACGCGTTGCTGGATAGCCCATTTGTCGTCACGATCGGGATGTTCGTTCCACGGTATACGAACCGGGAAAAACCCATTGCTGCCCAAGCCGTGCTCATAGCGGTTGCCGTGGTTATCGTAAATGTCGTTTGCCCCATACCAAATTTGGGCAAATTGGTCATCGTCTTGATTAGGAGTTGACGTTACAATACAACTACCACCGGTTGATAAAGTTGGTTGCAATGCAGCCCAAAATTCCTGAGCTTTGTTACGATGCACAAACGCAAACTCATCGCAGTTGGAAGATAACACCTTGTTCGCAAAGAATTTATGACTGTCCGAATTGAATATGTCATACGTGTTCAATAAAAATGACCGGCGAACATCTTTCACTGATTCACAACCACAGACAGTTCGAAGCTTGTCGCCGATTTCGATTTTGCTCGCAACTATCGGTTCTCCAGAGTCTCTATATAATTTATGGTCGATAGTGCATTCTATGAACAGATTGGAGTCTGTGGTAATTACCACAGACTCCTTGTTTGCATCCTCAGTTAGGATAATTCCCTCGAAATCTTCCCAGCCGTTCTCACCTAGTATTTCGTACCGGTGGTTTGGTATAAATCCTTGCATCAAATTTCCCTGTTTTGTTATACAAGTCAAGTATTCTAGGCGACGTTATCCTAATGTCGCCAGCCAACGCGTCCTTTATTATAGCCATAATAGCAGCAAATTCTGCAGCATTTCTAGACGCAGTCGTTTCGGTGATATTTAACAGTTCGGCCAGTGTTATTTTGGAGCTAGCGGCTTTTGCACGGTTCTCCGAAGTAAGGATCAGCTGTAAATTCTTTCTGTGCGAAACTACAAACGGACTAACATTGTTATAAAATGCGTCGGTTACGGAATAGATGTGGTCTACAGAATATATTTCGTCACCAGAATCGCGACCAATTTTCTTGTCGCCTATTAACTCTTGGTCATACTGTGCCGCCCACCAATGAACGAACCACTTATATACTCCCCATTCAGTTCGCTCATTATCCTCCATATCTCCACGGGCAATCATCGTTTCAATTTGCTTATTCCTTGCAAACATGGCGGTTTGCCGCCACATATTGAAGCCATTTTCATCTACCAGTTCTAAACCCGTTTTCTGGATTTTCAAACCTCGCTTCTGGTCACCGGTCAATCCATCTTCGTCAGGAGTCGACAGAGTAACTCTTGCTTTAGCAGCAGCGATATCGGCCGGCCTTAGCCCATTGTCACCAATCCTTGTCACACCTTCGCTTATGCTCTGTGAATGCCCTTCACACGTTAACAATTGATTTGGAAACCTGGTTTTGAATTCGGCCATAGTCATCAAAAGAATGTTGTTGATATAGGGCTCTTTAATGTTTTCCTTCCTCGTCCCAAATATTGGGCATGTTACAAATAGTTTGTTAATTTCTGATTCAGGCAATTTCTCTAACGCTTCGTTTCTTTCGTCCTGAATGTTTCGCCAAATCTTCCGTCCATGTTCTTTATCGTTAGATCCAACTTTTGCAGCTAGCTGGAGAAACAGGTCTGTGTAATCCTTTGCCGGTTCTGCGGCATAACCCCTTTCAAACGTAAAGAAACAGGTTTTTGGCTTGCTAGTGATCCCGTGAACCACACAATATGCTCGTTCTGCAAACGTGATTTCGGGATCCAAAAACGATGTGTTCCATTTAACACGGCCAACCAGGTCAAGATTGTCTAAGAAAAACGCGTTTGCTGTTGCTTCAGCAAATTCAGTATGGTTGTTTCTGAGATATTCTATTTCCTCATAGGTGATAGGGCCTTCTACCGTCTTGATCTCCTGGAAGTTGAAGCCTCCAGCAGTTCTCGGATAACCCTTAAAGTAATTGATAAACCGCAGTTCCTTACCTTTGATCGGACATTTCGGCCTCGCTGTTAACCCATTCATTATGCAATAAACCCGTTCATTAAACTTGCAGTCTTGTGGAAGGAATGCAGTGTTATCGATTACCTCTTGCCACAGTCTCGAATAATTGGACTTTAATGTCCTGCCTAGATTGACCAAATTGTCGCCAGGCTTGATATGTTTCGCTAATTCATCTTTAAGCATAGAAATCCTCATAAAAAGTAAAGAAGCCCAAAAACCTTATTTTTCCGCATCTACAAAGGTTAATTCGTCAACTCGCCTCCTCCTTCAGTTAAATGAATGCCAGTTTGAATAACATCGCCAAGTTGTCATCTTCGAACGATGCTGCAATCACGAAATCGTTTGAATCGTAAGCAAAACGAACAGATTCGTCACTCGTTCGCATGTCGAGGATATTGTCCTCGTGCTTCCACATCAAATCAAAATCCTGCCATTGGATAAACTCTTTTGTTTTCTCCTCCATTGCTGCAAATTGTTCGATTGACTCAATTGACCCTATGTCTTCGGCATACCACATAAAAAGGTGTCTGCCGTTCTTATATGTCAATTCCCACCAATCTGTTGTCACACTAAGCCTCCTCAATCAAACAAATGTCAGCTTAAACAATGTGGCAATCGCATCCTGATCAACGCGCAGCATAATCGTGTAGTCGGGGGCGTCGGTCACCAGCCTTATTTGGTGATCGGAGCTTGTATAATGGAAATACATATCGCCTTTCTCATTTCGTTGAGTGGCGACCATTCTCAGGCCACCAACATAATGGTCACACCATGCCATCAAGTCGTCAAGCGTTGCCAGCCAGGATTCAACCGATGATTCGACACATGTAAACATCGAACACTTATCAACAGTCTTCTGGCGCCACTTACTTGGCGCTACAGTGTTTCCGCATGCCATAGCGCGTCGCTCCTCAAATAGTCCGGTCAACACAACTCAATTTGAATAGAAGTGCCATCGTTTCGTTTTCGATAAAACGAACCCCTATTTTCAAATGGGCTTGATCAAAGTCGATTTCAACTGACGCCGTTTTACTGCCATAAATGTCGTCACAATCAACAGAGTCGACAAATTCGAGATCATCTACATAGTGGTTAAACCACTCGACAATCACCTGTGCTTGCCTAAGATAGGTCAACAGTTGATGAACTGTACCATCATTATCAGGTTCATTCCACGTGAGGGCAATCACCTCAGGATCCCACTCTAAACTCCACATTATCGCTTAATCCTTGCCGTTTCAAATAGATGACTATCCGACATAGACCAGTCTAAAGGAGACTGCCAGAGCGACGGTTAGTGGAACTACGACTATCCTCAACTCAGACTCATCAAAGAACACCATGATATCATTATTTTGCAGGTTAGAAACCCAACTATAATAAGGGCTGCGGCCCTCATGATGCCACTGCATGTGACCAGGATTCGAATCTACATCACCGGTATATTGGTCGACCCATTCAATAATTCTGAGGCATTCTTTGAAGTAGCTAGCCCTTCGATCGAGTGATCGTCTGCAATCAGGTGCTGTCCATTCAAATCTCGTCCTCCAATCTTGGTGCCGATTACGGCCGATCGTCCAGTCGCCAATCTTTTTAGAGTAATAACCCTCGTTGTCCGCTTCCCATCCTGGCCCATTGTAGATCATGTTTAATCCTCGCCTATAAATTCAATGCAATGGCAATAAAATACATTGCCACTTAGGCATACTGGATACAGACTGATATTTCAAACCCAGAATTTAAGAAAGATCGGAAAAATGATACGCGTCGTAATGCTCGCCACAGTCATCTTTGCAACATTGCCGCTATTAACGGCGTGCGAAGACCACTCCAATCACTATCCAAACCATAGGCACAATTTCTACCTGGATGGCGGAGGTGGTGTAAAATAACCTGAAAAACGACATTGACTCCTCCCAGGAACCCAGTATAACTGGCTGTGGTTCACAAGGAGGAACCGCAAATGATCCCACTAGGCAGCAAAGTTAAAGACAATCTTACAGGCTATGAAGGTATTGCTACAGCTCGTGTAACGTATTTGTATGGCTGCGTCCATATTGCAGTTCAATCACCTGAGCTTAAAGACGGCGTTCCACAACGTGAAAGGCTGTTTGACGAACAGAGGATCGGAATCACTGAGAGGGTAGAATACGAAGCCACTGAACCTCAAATACAACTTGGCTCAATAGTAAGGGATAAAATTAGCGGACTCACCGGCGTTGCCACAGTGTGGGTGGATGAACTATATGGCACGCCATCGATCCATATAACGCCAAAAGAGCTGCATGAAGGGCGGCCAATTGAAGGCATATCACTTCCTGAAGACCGAGTTGAAGTGTTGCAGGCACAGGAGCCCAAAATTAGCGCAGATAGTTCAGCTACATCAGGCAGCATTGCTGAATATGCACGCCCAAACAATGTAAGGTAGCGTAACTTGGAGGAGGTTAAAAACCTCCTCCAATTAACTCCATCTGGCAGCGACGGAAACTATAAATATGTTGGAATGTTTCAGGAGCCCACGATGACTACTGCAATGCGGGATTTTATACTAATTGTAGAGAATGCCGGACAACGTTCAATCCGACAAGAAGCGGCTAATCCAACAGCATATGATGTGGTGCAGTATGATGGCCCGAAACATGTTTCATCAACAATTGTCAACAAAGTTGTAATACGTGCTGCCACAAAAGCAGAGCTTCAGACAAAGATAAAGGCATGGATGGGACAAATTGGCCTTGATCCTGAAGATGAGGACGACCTGTCCTATATAAATTGGAAACCTAGACGATAAGTGACATCCATCCTACTTCATGCTGATAAGCGCTAA